GAACATAGGTTTAATTTCGTTGTTTCTAAACTTAGCAACTACCCTATGAGGAAACTCTGTAATATCAATAACTACAAAAGCAGAGTAGTCTCCACCTACACCTCTTGCAACGTCTACAGTAAGTACATAATCATGGTTTTCTTTAACATCTTCATATACATCCAATCCAGCACTTTTAGTTCGTGGCTCCTCATATACCAATACTCTTAATTTACTAGGAGCAATAAGAGTATCGACAGATCCTAAGAATTCACATTCAAACTCAACTTTAAACTGAGCTTCTGAAGTATTGGCAATAGTAGATTTTTTCCACTTCTCATCCCTACCAGGTACTTCACTCCAATGAACATCAGTTGGAATATATTCATTCTTAGCTTTCTCAGCATCATGCCACAACCTATAGAAGTGGTTCATACCATGAGGCGTAGATACTATAATAACTTTAGTGCTCTTACCTGAGGTAATAGTAGGATAAACTGAACTAAAGAATGAGTCTGCAATATGGTTAGGAACAAACGCAAATTCATCTAAGAATAAGATGTTGAATGACATACCCCTAACAGCAGATGCTGATGTAGAAGCAGCAAGAATCTTGGAACCATTCTCTAATTCCAGACTTCCTCTGTTCCAAGATATGATACCCTGTTGCATCCACTTAGGTAAATTCTCATATGCAGTCTGCAATCTACCTAGCAGTTCTCTAGCAGTGGCTGCTTTGTTAGCTAGTATACCTACATTGACACTATCATTAAAAACAACATAGTGCAGAAGATAAGCAACACAAGTTGTAGACTTACCTGTCTGTCTAGGCATCTTACAGATATTGAATCTGTTCTCATGGAAGTTCTTAATTAACTTCTTCTGAAAATGGTAGGGTTTAAAAGGTGTCAGACCTTCATCAAGACTTACAATCTTAACATACTTCTCTGCAAAATAAATGGGATCATTTCTACAAGCATAAAACTCAAGAATTTGCTCTTTAGTAAATGATTGTTCTACATTAGCCTTTTTTAGGTTGGGATTACCTAGATAAATGTTGTCTGACATAATAACCTCCTACATCATTTCATACTTTCCAAACTTTTTGTCATGCTCCCTAGTCTTTATAGTCATATCTATAATCTTTTCTAGATTTTCAACTTTCTTTTTCAATTCTTTATTTTCTGCCTCCGATTTGGAGGAGTGGTTCTCCTTGGTCATAGTTTGAAACTTGGTAAGACCAGAGTTTAGCTCCAGGATATACTTTCTCTACTTGATCCAGAACTTCTCTGCGTGATGGTTGCTTGACTGAAGGGAAAAACATTTTTATGCAGTAGCCTTTGCCTCTCCATCCAAGATACACATCGATAACATTTCCTGTACGTGCTTTGAGTTGAATCGCTTCTTTAATACTTTCGTTGCGAAACTCCTTAAAGGAAATCATTATCGTGATACATCATTTACTTTAATATTTATTACTTTTTATACTTGCAGTGCTGTAAAGATAACTTTAAAGGTTGTTGAACTAGATGAAGCAGGATATCCTAATAACCTTAATGCACCACTATTAATATCTGTAGAGAAGGTTGCTATACCTGTTGGTTGATTAAGAGTTCCAAATTCATTCATATATGTAGTAGTCCCATCATGGATAACATTAATAGTGGTCATATTATAATTAGATCCTTGAACTGCTTGTATCTGATAACTAACAGATCTATAAGTTGTAGCACTGATAGACATTACAGTTGCTTGTCCTGTAGCAGAAGTAGTCAATATTCCTGATTGAATATCACCAGCAATCAATTCTAAATTGGTAGCAGATACTGGTTCAAAAGTAAACTCTTCCTCTGTAGCATTATATCTTAAAAATCTACCATCACCTAGATTAGAATCATCTACATCATCCAATCCAGTAAGAGTGCTGCTTCCTAATGAAGTAGAAGCAATACCGACCCATTTAGAAGTAGCTGATTGATATATTAATAATTCATTATTCTCACTCTCAAAACTTACATCATCAAGGTCTTTGATGAATCCTGCACCACCTCCACCAATGGTATATAACTGCTGCTCAACTCTATTAACAAATAGTCTATAGTTTGCTGCTAAGTCTTTAAGAGTAGCAAACTTTTGATCTGTAGCAGTAAGAGGGTCATTACCTTGTTTCTCTTTAGGATCAGGTCCTATAGGTCTTGCAGGATCTACATCACCATACTTAGCAGTCCATTCATTTAATTCTACTTGCTGTCCCTTTATATCCTCTACAATCTTATAAAGATCTGCAATATTAACAGTATGTGTCTCTGCTTTCTCTCTTAACTTCTTAATGTCAGTATCGTAGTATTTTACTTCTGGAAGATTAGCAACTTCTTCTTTTAATCCATTAAAGTAATTCTTAATTTCTTTATTAGCATCTCTATACCTACTATTAGATTCATCTATACTTTTTTCAATATTCTGCTTTGCTTCATTCAGTTTACTTAATACACTCTTCTTTAACTTCCTATCATCATCTTTAAACTGATTCCTATGCTCATATATCTTAAGAGCAGTTTCTTTTAACTCCTCATATATCTTATCCTTAGTTTTTTGCAAATACTCCTTTACTTCCTTAATCTCAACTTTCTTTTCAAAATCCTTAGTATCAAATGTTTCTGTTAGATTATCAATATCATGATTAAAGGTATCCTTAAGAGTCCTTAGATTATCATTAACCTTATCAAAGTCATCATCTATAACGCTAAAAGTCTTCCCAATCCAAGAGAAATCAGGAACTTCATTTACCTCATTAACCCACTTAGGGAACTTAGGAATATCTGCCCTAACTCCATCAATATCTTCTTTAAGGGATTCTATCTGATCTTCATAATACCTTACTTCAGGAACTTCAGGAATGCTTTCCTTAACTTCCTCTATATGAGTTAAAAGTTCTTGGAGTTCATTATCATATGATTTTATCTCAGGTATCTCAGGAATACTCTCTTTAACATCATTAACTAGACGTAATAACTCAGGCCAAGGTGGAACAATATCCTTTACTTCAGCAAAAGTTTCTCCATCAGAATTTTCTATAGTTTGTAATGCTTCTTCTATTTCTTCTCCTGCTGTTTCTTTCTCAATATAACCTTCTACTGAGGGTAAATCTTTTTCTTCCACAAGATCACCAACTGACGGAAGTTCTTCCAAACTCTCTGCAAAGTCGTCAATCGATGGTAAATTTTCAAAGTCGCTAGACATTTTATTAGTATACGAGTACTGCGGGATTTCTCTCCCTATACTTTATTTATTATCTTCTAAGTTAGCGGATTTAAGCATCTTTGCTAATTCAGCAGTAGATCCTACAAACAAAGCATTATTAACTGTATTTGGTCCTTTAGATACTTTCTCTTCTTCTACGTCTTTTAATTTCTTCTGTAAGTCCATCAATTTATCAGTAGCATCAGAAACACTCTTAATTAACTGTCCTGCCACCTCATATGCTCTAGGCATCTCACTTTCTTGAGCAAGTTCAAGTATACCATTAATTGCTTCTTGTCCTTTCTCTATTATACTATACAAGTTTCCTCTAGTATAATCATAATCTTTTTCAATATCAGTTCTTTCATGTTTCTCAGGTTTAGTTATTCCTACTTCAGAAGTTTCAGTAGGAACTATATCTGCAGAAACATTGAAAGCATCATTTAATTCATCAAATTGTTTAGTCATTTCATTAATAATTCCATCTACTAACAACTAATTCTACTGTACCATCAATATTTTTAGTTTGTTGTTCTACCTTAAATCCCTCTTCAGAAGTAGTGCTTTTAATTTTTTCTATAGCATATTGTTGACTAAGTTTATCAATAAACCTTTGTACAGGAACATCCAAATCCCATGTATCCTCTTCTGCTACTAATTTATAATGATCTGATCTCTCACACCATTTAAATCCTATGTCAGATGCTATAGCAAGACAAGCATCCACTTTAGGATGTCCTACAGCATGACCACCCCTAACTTCCAATTGAACATTATGCTCTACATCATGTCCAAGAGTATTCAAAGCCTTTACTAAAGACTCCTTACATTTTAATTTAGTTTTAATGTGACTAAAGTGTGACATTTTGAGTTTCTAGAAGTTTTGCTTTATTGTAATAATCTGAAGTAGATTCTTTTAAAGATACTACTCCAAGTTTTTCTTCAATATTAGATGTAAGGTTTTCACAATTAGGACCATACACTCCTTCAACTTTTTCTATTATTGTTCCATCTTGTTTGATGGTAAATCTGATTGTTTCTTTCATTTAAGTAGTTCCATCGAATCCAAAATCATCACCAAATTCTATAGCAGCATTATCTGTAGAAGTAATAACTTTAACTTCAGCTCCATTTACATGGTCTGTAGCAGTAGTATTATCTTGACCCCTCTTAACAGTTAATGCTGTGCCAGAAATGGATTCAACATACATTTCCTCTTGATCTATGTATATGTAGTTAGTTGCTTCTATACCACTAGCACTAGTTACATTAATAATAGCAATACTGTCATCTATATTTTCACTTAAGTTAGTAGTAACAGTATCTCCATAACTCTTAGTTGCTCTAGGTACAACACTGTAAGTAATTTCCCTAGTTGGAGTAGATGTCTTACCACCAGCAACATATCCAATAGATGCCTTCTTGATAACATCCTTAGCAACATCTGTATTAACTGGACCAAAGAAGTATGTCTTAGCAGTAAATCTCATAGTATAAATGAGTGCTCTCCTGGTAGAAAAATCACTCTCATAATCATCACTTGTAGTAATTGAATTTAATACAATAGGAATATCTCTTTTCTCTCCAATAGTATCAACTAGGTCTACTGATACAGTATATGCAGGTTGAAAGTATGGGAGGATTTGCTCCACTATCTGGAGCATATCATCATTCAACTTAGTAAATACACTAAGTTCAAATTCTAAGTTATATGGTACAGGAAGATATGTTTTTGCTATAGTACTCTTATCACCTTTAACACCTTTTAAAAATGTTTGAGTAGTTGTAGACTTCCTTGCAGGATCATAATTAAGTCCATTCAACTCAAAAGACATTCTTGGAAGACTAATCTGAACTGGTTTGTTCAAATCAGGGACCTGCTCTAATCTTGCTAAGAATTTCTGAGTAGGACCATAAGCTAAAGGAACCTTTGTAGTACTAACAACTGAATCATCACTATTAGTATGTTGAATGTTAACGCCATTAAAGATGGAACCAAACGCAATGATGGTCCTCCTCATTATTTCGTGATAAAAATATTCAAACATCGTTATAATCCTGGTATATTATTTAGGGCATCCCAAATGGGTTGGTTTCAGTGAAGTCAATAATATCATCTGCTGAGCTTTCTATACTATCATTATCAGCAAACCCATCATCAACATTAGTAGCAGAAACCTTCTGATATTCATACTGAGCACCAGATGTGCTACCTGTAATAACCTCACCATCATCAAATGCACCAGTAGTAATAGAAACCTTAAGTTCTAGAGTAGATGCATCCCAAGACTTAACCCTACCAGTGGAGCTAGTTGCAGCACCAGTTACTACCTCATTAAAGACATAGTTACCAGTACCTCCCATGAATGGAGATGTAACTGTAGCAGTAGGAGCAACAGTATATCCAGCACCAGCATCC